TATATACAACACCAAGTAGCACTACAACAGTTGTGATTGGATTGATGCTTGCCAATGTTCATACTGCACAAGTAACAGCGAGTGTTAAACTTGTGTCTACTACGTCAGGGGGTGGCAGAGCAGCTACTAATACAACTACTTTCTTAGCAAAGGACATTCCTTTAGCCGTAGGGCAAAGCAAGAACGTACTAGCTGGAGGTAAGGTTGTTTTAGAAACTGGTGACCAGATTGAAATTGATTGTAGCGTCGCTGATAAGGTGAGCGTTACGATGAGCATAATGGAAATTACATAATGTCAGAATATGATTTAGGAAAGATAGGCGAGAATACGAGCTATGAGCCTATTGTACGCCAAGTTGAAAACACAATTACAAATTCATTAACAGTAGACGCAAGTAACAATGCTGTATCTCCAGGTCCAATCACCATAGCATCTGGGGTTACTGTTACTGTGTCTGGAACGTGGGTGATAGTCTGATGAGCAAACTTCAAGTAGAAACCATATCGCATACGAATAATACTACGGCTATGACTATTGATAGCAGTGGAAGAATATTAACTCCACCAAGACCTTCTTTTAGAGCAATACCTTCTTCAAATAGTACTTTAGCTGGAACTAATATCATTGTCTTTACCGATGTAACGTCTACATCTCATGGGTGTCATAATGTAGGAGGACACTATTCAACGAGTACAGGAAAATTTACAGCACCTTTGTCTGGAGTTTATGTATTTATGGTATGTGTCTACACTAACAATAATACTGATTGTGAGGTAAATTTTGTTAAAACGGCAAGTGGCACAGAGCAAGATTGTGGAGTAGCTAGGGTATTTGCTGATGGAAAATCCTATGACACTCTGAATTGGTGTGGGAATGTATACATGAATGCAAATGAAACAGGGCATTTTAAAGTGCATAGTGGAACGGCTTACTATAATGCAAACGTAAGTAGTACTTCTGGATATTTATTAGGATAAAGATATGAGCATTGAACTTACATTATTAAGACAACATAGAAATAATTTATTATTGGAAAGCGATTGGACACAGGCAAATGATAGCCCTCTTACTGACAGTAAAAAAACTGAATGGAAAACATATAGACAAGCATTGAGAGATTTGCCAAGTGGAGCTACACCAAATTTATTATCTAGTGCAAATGCTCCAACACTTGACCCATCCTCAGTAACCTTCCCAACAAAACCTTCATAGGATAAGACAATGGCAAGTATATTAAAAACAGACAAAATTGAAGGAGTGACCTCAAGCGGTACTGTTCAGATGCCAGCTGGTCATGTGGTGCAAATGATAAATGGTAGGGTATCAGATGATAGAGCTACAACCGCATCTACAAGTTTTACGCAACTAGGAGACACTCTAAGTATTACGCCTAAATTTAGTACATCTAAAATATTTATGATTGCAGTAACAAATACAGAACTTACTGGCGCAAATGCGGCATACTTTGATTTTGGTAGAACAACTGGGGGGACTACCACACAAAATATAAGTGGTGCTAGCAATGGAATAACCACAATTTTTCAAAAGGCTTGGGGTACTACTACCTATACATTTCTTGACTCACCTAGCACAACGAGTGCTGTTGCATATTTTTGCTCAGTAAAAGTAAGTGCTGGCACTTTATATTTTAATGACAATAGTGCAAATAACTTTACAAATTTTACATTAATGGAGATAGCCCAATGATTATTGATAACAAAATTATGAGGTCACTATGTCTACGTTAAAAGTCGATACAATACAGGGTAAGACAACGGCTGGAACTGTGGCTATGCCAGCTGGTCATGTAATACAGACGCAAACGGCAAGTCATTTTACTCAACTAGCGACTAATTCAACGTCTTATGTAACGTCTGGTCATTCTGTATCAATAACACCAAAGTTTTCAACAAGTAGACTTTTCTTTTACAACTCAAGTAATTGTTTTTTCTATTCTGGTTCTGGGGGAAGTTATAATACAACAAACTTTCATTTACAAAAAGCCGTATCTGGTGGCTCAACAGCTTATGTAAATAGTAATGATTGGCTTTATCAAGTAAATGCTGGTGAATCAAACAGTAATAGAAATGTAAGTTTTACATATACGGAAATTGCTGGAACAACGAGTGCTATTACTTATACTTTATTTTTAAAGTCTACAGGTAATGATGACACCACTTGGAACGAGGGTGCGTATTCTTTAGCAGTTTTTACAGTACAGGAGGTATCAGTATGACAATAATTACAGCTATGGAGATAAAACAATGATAATTACAATAGCCAACGCAATATCAGCCCTCGGCATTTCAGAATGGGTACTCAGGGGAGAGCCTACAACAGAAGCAGAGTTTAACGCTATGTTTCGTAAAGTTACTGGTTCAAAAGATGGAAGTGCCATTGAGAGTTCAACGCCTAGTGACTTTGGCACTACTTGGAAAGCTGTATCTGATAAAAAGACAGAGCTTACAACCGCAGAGCCAATGCGATTGCTTAGAGTTGAAAGAGATAGATTGCTCGCTGAAACCGATTGGATGGCAAACTCTGATGTAACTCTTGCCGATAACTGGAAGACCTATAGACAATCATTGCGTGACTTGCCAAGTGGTGCATCACCAAAGCTATCTGCTGATGGGTCGCTGGATATGTCTTCTGTTACCTTTCCTACTAAGCCTAGCTAATGACTAAGGCATTGGAGAATCGAGTTACAAAACTGGAGACTGAGAATCACATCCAGTTTAAGGAACTCTTCTTTCGCTTAAAGAGATTGGAGGGCATACTTTATATTGGGATGGGTTCTGTTATTACTATGCTTATCGCAGTTCTGTTTCAGACCAGCTAAATGCTTGACCCTCTCTCAATAACTGCCGCAATCGCTACTGCGAACACAGCGTTTAATGGTATTAAGAGAGCCTTCCAAGTTGGTAAAGATATTCAAGGGATGAGTAATGACTTATCCAAGTGGATGAGTGCCGCATCTGATATCGAGAACGCACAGAAGAGAGCTAAGAATCCTTCTTTACTCACTAAACTTACACGCAGAGGAAGCATTGAACAGGAAGCTGTTGAAGCATTAACTGCTAAGAAGAAGCTCGAGGAGCAACGCTATGAGCTACAACAGTTTATTAAGTTTACGCATGGCACTCACGCATGGAATGAACTGCTTAAGATGGAAGGTGACATACGCAAGCGTAGACAGAAAGAGATATATGACAGACAGATATTTAAACAAAAGGTAATTACAGTTATCGTTTTGATAATTTGTGTTATAGTGGGTATGGGTATATTACTAAGTTTTATATACGGATTGATGCAACTCGACCAAGGAAACATAGGCTGATGACTCCAGAAACATTAGACAAGTGGCGAATCCTCCCACGCTTGATGATGCTAGCTATGACCTGTGTTTACATTCGGTGCATCGAGTGGGCATTGAGTCAGCCTGACCTTACCACTCAACAGGCTGGCTTGGTGTCCGTTGTAACAGGTGCTATGACTGGTGCTTTTGCTATTTGGCTGGGCAAGGAGGGCGGTAATGAAGTACGCTAAGTTAACCGAACGACAGAATAAAACTATGGATAAGCATAAGAAACATCATTCTAAAAAACACATGGTTGCTATGGCTAAGATGATGGCTAAAGGAAAGTCGTTCACAGCATCGCATAAAAAAGCAATGAAAGATGTAGGTAAATGATATTCAAAGCACTACAACTTGTAGGTGGTATGGCTTCTACTTGGATGGAATCCAAAGCTGAGTCACAAAAACTTAACCTTGAGATTAAAAAGAAGCAGTTGACTGGTGATATTGACTGGGACTTGGAGGCTATGAAGGGTTCACAGTCTAGTTGGAAGGACGAATATCTTGTAATTTTATTTAGTATTCCTCTGATTCTCTGTTTCATGGGAGAGTGGGGGAGAGATATAGTTGAACAGGGCTTCAGAGCCTTAGAGACAATGCCTGAGTGGTATCAGGTAACTTTAGGTTGTATTGTAGCCGCCAGCTTTGGGGTACGCTCAGTAACCAAATTCTTTGGGCTACGAAAGAATGGGAAGTAATTGGGAAAAGAACCGTGAGAGACTACGCATACATAGGGATTGGGATATTAGAAACTTTAGGAGAAAAAACATGGCATTTAAATTATCACAAAGGTCGCTGGACAAACTGGATGGAGTACATCCTGAACTTGTTAAGGTTGTTAAGAAAGCGATTGAGTATACGGACGTAGACTTTGGAGTTATCTATGGTGTTCGTGACCTAGAAACCCAGAAGAAATTATATGAGGCTGGCAAATCACAGACGATGGCTAGTAAACATTTGCTACAAGAGGATGGATATGCACACGCTGTTGACCTTATGGCTTATGATGGCAGTAATCCATCTTGGGATATTGTGGATTATGATAACATAGCTGATGCTATGCGAAAGGCTGGCAAAGAAGTTGGTATTGATATTGTTTGGGGTGCGGCATGGCATAAGATTCTAACTATGTCACCAGATAGTGCAGAGGATTTAATGAATGACTACATCGACACAAGAAGAAAAGAATCGAGAAGACCGTTCATCGATGGACCTCACTTTCAACTCCACACCTAACCAGCTAGCTTTTGACTTCGATGACTATGATGGCGATGATGAGTTGTGGTTAAAGTATCTTTGGGAAACTACTGTGTCTCTTTGATTTTTAACTTTGCTCTTTCTATGTTTTGCTTTCTTATTTTCTTCATCATGTCTACTGTTTCTTTTTTAAATATTCTTGTATTGCGTTGGTTTAAATCTTTGACTACTGGTTTTAGTTTGAGCTTGTCCATATCTACTATCTTCTCTCCCATAGTTTTTTCCTTTCTATATATAGAGCAATGATATCTTCAAAGTTATCTGGTTTGCGAGGTGGTGTTTGGCTGTAGATGTTGTGTGCTTCGAAACATCTGTTCTCATTGTACGCTTGTTGGCTTAGTCTTTCGCATTCTCTTGCAGACTCGAGGTCTATAGTCAGCATGAGAATGATAGTGTGGGTCATCTTTTCTATCATAGTCATCTCCTTGTAAAAAAGCTAGGAGGTCTGAGCAGTATTAGACCCCCTAGCTTGTTCTAGGATGTAGTTAATTTGGAGAAAACTATGTCCCTAGAACGGTATTTCATCCGATTCTATTCCTTTGTCAACACCATTATCCCCTGGCATTGCATTTTTCTCAGTCATTTTCATAGACAGAATGTTACCTCTCTCTGTCTGCTTGACCCAAGCGGCAACTCTCTTTTCTCCAGAAGATGTTTCCGCTACACCAGTAAAGGTTGGTGCGTTCGGTGTATCGCTTTTGTTATCCCACAACCTACCTACCTTCACATAGATGTCTCTGATTGTAGTACCATCAGGCATTACATCCTTGAGCATTGCTATGCGTTTGGTTTCACCTTCATCGTTAAGGCTACCAGTACCAACTAGGATTAGCTGGTCACTCTTGCTATTGAATATAGCTCCAGTATTAGTGTTATCGTATTCCATATTACCTCCGTATTAGAATGGATTTAAGTCTGACTTTTTATCATCAGCGTTGTACTTGTTGTCGTGCTTACCGAGAAACACATCAGCATCACAACCTAGATGAGACAGACCTTTAGTTAAGGCATCAGTCAATGCCATCTTCCCAGCGTCTTCTGCTGGTCGTTTCATATCCTTATGCCAGAATGTTCTGCTTCCAGCAATTGGACCAAATATATTTTCAGGTAGAGTAGTCCATATACTTACCTTCGCTACAATCAAAACAACATCGTTTGTAGATGGGTAGTCATACTCTACGTTGTATCCCCACCCTACACCAACTGGTCCAAACTTCTCAGTCATCTTCATTATCTGATACTGTGGGTCAATCGATGTAAACTTACGCGAACCAAACGCAACCTTCTTAAGATACTTCATGTCAGATGGTGCTAGTGCTAGCCACAAATCCATGTTCTGCTTCTTCTGCATAGTTGTTTTGTAATCAGGGTCTTTAGTATTCATGCTTTCTCCTTCACTTTTATTGTTCTTCTTTTGTCGGTTATGTTTACAGATAATACATCACAATCCATTTGGTATACATCAGGTGGTATGTGACTCATCAATCTTTTCTTAGCTGACTCATTCTTTTTTGCTGACTCGAGCGTATCTACATAGTCGTGTGCGTCTGACATAAACTCGTTGCTTTCGTTCATATCAAGTTTGACCTTCCTATCAATCGCGATGCTTGAGATATCTGGGGTCTCCGCATCACGATTACTAGGAGGTTTCTTCTTGACTACATGTTTCCAAAACTGTTGAATTTTACCAAGCATTTTGTATGAGTACAATGGGTCGTATGCAATATGTCTTGATTCCCATTTACTGTTGCCAAATATAACAGATAAGTAACATCCATCTGGTTTGTAGTCGTACTCTTCACAATGTATATTATGTAAGTGCATATAGAATTGTATCTGCGGCATGTATCTTTCGATTATATCGTTCATGTTTGTAAAAGCATTGGTATGTTTTGCTTCAACAATGTAGCTTTTCTTTGCGCTGTCTACACACATCATGTCTGCTGTACCCTTGAAAGGCACATAGTCATCATCGTATCTGAACTCATGTTGAAGAATACGTTGAGTGCCAGCCATTGTATAGCCAGGTGAATGAGCTTGCACCCACCAGT